TTAATTAGTCCACTATTTTGGATTGCTTTTTGCGCAACACCATTTGTATTTGCTAAAATAGGATTTGGACTACTTAATACAGTAGGACACAAAGTAGAAGGCGGAGCAGATGTTCCGTGGCTCAACTTCTTTATTGCTGGCGAAGGCTTTCACAGACAGCATCACAACAACTTCCGCAAAGTAAGATTACACAAGTGGGACACTGGTGGTTGGATTGCTGAAAAGCTATTTGTTAAAAATTAACTCACTGATATACTTTTCAGAGCCAGTATAAAAAATACCCTGCCAATTATTTTCCCAAACTAATTCAATATTGTGATCATACACATTCCAGTTGTCAAAGACATCTGGTCTAATTTGTTTGATACGATTAAAGAATCGATTACCTTTTTCTCTACTCCAAAAGAAAAACGGATAACGTTGTTTAAGATGTTCATAGTGCCACATATCAACCTGAAAGTCATCAACCTTATCATAGCGATTATTGTCTGTACCAGTACGATAATCTTTAAACAAATAGTATCTGCTAAACAGTCTACAAGTGTTGTCTGACATGTGTTGCGCACCAGTTACTAGTACAGGTTTATCTGCCTTAAAGTCCCACAGTACACTATATACCAACATCTCATGCAGTTTTAACCCATTAAGCGTATAGTTGTCAGACAGCTTGTCATCAGCACTGTCTTGCTCTAATAGAGCAAATGTACGTTGTGCTATATCATTTACTTGTTTGCTAGGACTCTGTCCGTCTACAACTAATGGTATTGCTGTGTACCCACATGGTAATTTCTGTTTAGTCAATGCTAAGGATAGATTTTGTGGATTTAAGTTCATTTACTCGCTCCCTATAATTTAAGGCAAAATTCTCATGAAGTCTCTCCCAATTAAAATCTTTAAAGTAAAATGATACTTGTATAAAAAATCTTTCTACATTTATATCATTTACAAAATGAGGTATCTTTGCGTGTGGCATTGCTGGACATTTATATTGATGTGTGTATATTATTGATTCTTCATTAGATATGTCAGATAAGAAATGTATATTATAATATTTAGGATCAATAGGTATAACTAATACAGCATCTCTTTTTGTGTCAATATGTGGTTTTATATAATACTCTGGAAGTTTGTGTGTTAACCATGCTTGGGGTGGTTCTCTATAATCATATGATATAGATGATAATTCTGGTAAGTCTATTTTATAATTGCGAACACCATACCACACATCATCTGGTTTGTTTAAATCAATAGTTTTTATATTAAAATCAACTCTAAACTTAGGAAGCTCTATTACATAATCATTGACTATTTGATCTTTCATTTTATAATTCCTTGTACACGTCTTCAAACCATGGATTACTAAACTTTTTAGATACTTTACCATCTTCGAATAGATATGCAAATCTATTGCATGTTTTACCCATCATATTTTCCCATTGTCCGCAAACTTCAGATAATGTTTCGCAAAAAGATCCTAGGGGATCTGCTACACTATCTATTTTTTCATTGCCGTGTATTTCATTCCATACTTCCATTGTGTATGGTGTTTCTATTGCTACCATTACAACTTTGTAATCGGATAACTTGTCAATGTTATTTGCAAAACCTGGCAAATGTTTGTTTGTACATCCTGGTGAAAAAGCAGAAGGTATTCCAACTACTATAACTTTACCCATGGGTATTTCATATGATGTTAAACCACCGTCGGTGATTTTATAAAGTTGTGACTTTGTATTCATTAATAATTGTCCGTATATATTTGTGTTCTTTTATCTTATCAAAAAATTTAGTTTGTGCTTTTTTTTGTTTACTAAGTGGCACAAACTTACTTGCTGGAGGATACCTAAAAATATTTGATGTGTAAACTAGTGTCTTTTTATTTTCTAATTCAAAAGATTGATCCGCCCATAAATTTTTCTTAGTATATTTAATTTCACCTAGATCATCTAGATCATAAGGTTTTATAATATCTTGTAAGTAATCTATAACTTTAGTTATTTGCGGAATTACGTCAGCAGTTTCAAAACTATCTACCCACGGATACGAATTATTAAATTCAGCAAAAGTTCTTTTTATATCATAATCATATTTTGGTAAATTTTCTAATACAAATTTACAATACAATAATTGAATATCATCAATGTCAAATATATTCCAAAGTTTACATTTGGGGTTTGTATAGTGCATAATAAGAATAAAATATGGACTTGCTATTCCAAAATATTGTTCATGATCATTATCAATTCCATTATAATCGTCAAGTGATTCATTACTTACAGCATAGTTTGTAGTTTCAAATAATGCTTGATAGAACCATTCCGTTCCGCCATAAAGATAATATTTGTTTCCTCGTTCCATTTTAACAAATGCGCTAATGTTATACTGCCGACCAATAAACTCAGATATAAGTTCTGATCCAAGATTAGAACTTTCCACTGGTATTAAAAAAGTATCATCAAAATTAGTCTGTGCGTTTATCCATCTTGGTGTATAATCATCATGTATATTACCAGGATCTCTATTAACAGCATATGCTTTATTGGCAACACTTTTGCGTATATGTGGCTTGTTTGCTTCTAGCCATTTGTGTACATTAATTACAAAACATTGATCATGTAATTCATAGTAATCATTTTTATGTAATATGTGTCCTACTAATGCGATATTAGAGTCTATCATTCTATTAATTATAAGACCAATGTTATAAGTTTCAATATAACTTCCTTGAACTGTTATAACAGCGTATTCATAGTCTACAATTTTTGCCATAGCTTGCTCATATGTATCTACATTGTATATTTTTACTTGAGGAAGTTTTTGTTCAAACTCATATATCATACTATTAGTATAATTTAAACAGCAAGCAAGTTCAAATTGATCTCCACTTTCATTAAGATTTTTAACAATAATCAGACAAGTCTGGACTGTAGGATCTAATTTTTTCATCTAATGCTTTCTTATTGTTCCATGAATTATTACTGTACACAAAATCAGGATGTTTTAAATAATGTAAATCATGCAATTTAAGTTTTGGATATTGGAGATCCAATGGTGACCATTTAGCATGTATTATCATATGTATGCGTGTATTTATACCTGGATTATTCACATAGTGGAAATATCTGTTATTGAAAAAGAAACTAGTGCCATCTTTAAAAGGAACGTCATTGAATTTATTTTCATACACCATTCTCATATAACAATCTTTTGGATGACTTATCGCAATATTCATTGCATCGTCCACTTGTGTGTAACCTAGCTGTTCTTCTGGTTCTTTGTCATGATGTATTTTGATATAACCGTCTGGTTCTAAAAACATAAATCTTACACGATATAGTTCTGTGTAAGGTAAATTTTGAACCCACTCTACAGTTTTTGGACAGTGTTTTAAAGCAAGGTCAGTCCAATGATAGTTTTCTTTATCACCGTAATCGCCTCCTATAGTCATGTAAGCACCTTCTCCATACAGTGTGAATACATTCCAGCCCAGGGCATCATTACTACGATGTGTGGCATATAATTTGTTTTCAAGTAAATGAAATGCTTCTGTCTTTACATCAAGTAATGGTATTGTTAATTTTATTTCAGCGTAAGGGGCTGAGTTCTTTATCATATAAAACATAATCCTTGTATTTGTTAATTGATCTTTCCAATAATTGATGATGTTTTTCAACGTCAATTATACCGCTCATTACTATTAACGCTCGTTGGTCCATTGTAAAACCTCTATCTGTGCCGTGTTCCCAAACTGATCCATCATATACATATGTATTGGTTTCCTCTGGTAGTACAGGATAAACTTTAGTTGCTCCTGAATCTTTACTCATATAGAAAATTTCTTCATCTGGTTTTGTTACATTTGACCAACGTATTCTATATTGAGAAGGTGCACTATCAATTAAATGTGGAGTCATATAGATAGGCTCATCATAATGTGGTGGTGTTATACCAGGAGGTTGAACAAATGCGCATTGTCTCATTGACTTAAAAGGCAGTTGATCTATAAAGTCACATAATTCTGGTACTTCGCTTTTAGCCCAATCAAACCATGGAGCATCTCCATCTATCTGAGTGTACATATTCTTTTTTAAGAATAGAACTCTACCTACAGCTATAGTACCTGCTGTGGTTCCTTCTTCCATGTTAGGATCAGCCCATAAAGATTTAATATGTTCGAGATCCATATCAATACGAGGCATGTCTATAGGTGTGTAAATAGCATCTTGATAGCCTTTGTATTCATTATGAATCTGTAAATGATTGTAGTCTGGTCTATCATTATGTGGATCCATGTTTACATACTTACGTTTACTAACATCGACTATTCTTTTTTCTACTCTATATCGTAATGTCAAGTATAAGTCTCCTTCCGGCAAATAATTCTAAATCTAATAATTTAGATTCTATTTTATATTCTTGAAAATAATTGTCCAAGTCTTTTGTAATAGTATTTAAGATTAGTCTATTATCCCAATGTTTTTGTTCGTGATATGGTTCTTGTATAATAGCTTTGCTTACATTGTAATAATCTATAACCCATTTAAAAAAATCAAAATGATCTTCTCTATACAAGAGTACACCACTAAAAATTACTATGTCTACATCAAAATCTACTGTAAAGGTATCATCTTGCCACCAACTTGCATTTTTAAATGTTATGTTATCGTATGTATTCCAGGTGTCTTTTGCTATCTGTACAGGTTCTTGAGAAGTATCGAAACCCATATAATTAAAATCAGTGTAGTTTCTTTCATATAATATATCAACTATAGGACCATGCCTACAGCCAATATCAACTATACCTTTGCAATTATTGTTTATAATTATATCAGCCTGGCTATTAAAAATTGGCTTTGCTTGTGGTGTATCCAAGTATGCCATATCGTTAAAAGTATAATCTTCTATTAGAGGAACTCTAACAGGATTCTGTACACTGCCGTCTATTCTATCCAATTTATGTATATTGGGCCAAGGAACTTCTACCATATCCACACCGCAAAACTATATCTTGTACCGCTTGTTATAGGAAGTACTTCGTGTGGAAATAAAAACACAGAAGGAAATATTAAACACTCTCCTTGTTTTGGTTTTAATTTAGTTTGTTGAAAAAATTCTAATTCGCCGCCACTATAGTCATCATTTAATAATCCAAGCACTGTAAGAGTTGGAATACCTCGCCGAGTTCCGTCAAAAATATTTCTAACATGATCTGCATGTACACCCATACCGCTGGATCCTGTAGGATATTTTATCCAAAAAAATCTTGTTTTTCCATTCCAGTAACTAAACCAAGGAGTATCTTTAAGAAAGTCATTTATATAACTATCAACTACTCTATCAATTTGCTTTGCTAGTTCAGGCTGTTCCATGTTACATACTTGATATGGAGTGACAGGATTGTCTTGTACACAAATATTTTCTGGACCTTTGTAGTTAAAATCTTTCCATTCCACTTGATCCAAATCACTAATTACCTGCTGAGCTTGTTCAGTAGATATTAGTCTTGTTTGTTGTATATATCGATCTAAATTTAATTCCATAATCGTTTATAGTCACTCGCTACTCTCCAAAGCAATCTAGGCCCCATCACAGGTGTGCGTCTGTGTAGGCTAGTAAACTGATCCATCAACAACAAGTCTCCTGGTTGGAATATATGATGTGTCTGATATTTGCTTTTAAATATTTTGGGTATTAGTTTTTCAATAATAGGCTCATGGTCTACTTTCTTTTTGCCTTCCCAAGCACCACAAATAAAGTGATAGGGAAAATAAAAATACGGCAACTGGTTGTGTGGATGCTCGCCTACCAAAGGCCTAATACTGCCTTTGTTTTTACTCATAAATTCTAGTTCAGGATCATCTTCATCCAGATGGTACATTGTATCATTTTTAAACTTGATTTTTATTTTAATACTGCGATAGTATTCTTGCTCGTCTAAACTTAAATCTCTAAACGGCTGACTGGTATTACAAATACTCAGTGTTGTGTTTGGATCTCCTTTAACACAATATAATCCTATCAGTATCTTGTCAATAAGATGTCTTGAGTTACCATTGGAATGCCAGCCAAGCTCGCCGTCTCCAAACATACCAATTTTATTACCTTCAGCATCACGCTCTCCACTAACATTAAATATCTCTGGATTATCATTATGATTCATGAACAAGTCAGGTCGTTCGCAATCGCCAATACGTCTAAAAAAGTGTGCTAATTGATCAGCAGTTAGATCTTGTTCAGTATGAATAGATAGCCCGTTACGCTGTACACTACTCATTAATGATCTAAGTTCAGTATTACTGAGTTCTGAAACGTTGTATGTCATTTATAGAATCCAAATTTATCAAAAGTTAAATCCTGTGTTCCATCTAAACTAAACATTAATGCTATACGAGGCTTATCGCTCATGTTGACAACAGCATGAGGGTATCCTATATTAAGGAAATTAGCTGTACCATCTTCAAGGTTGTATGCTTCAAGTTTTCCATCACGTTTAAATAGGTTTATAACATTACTGCCTCCGTACACAGGAACAATACAACGTACAGCATAACTTACGTCATAATCTACGTGGAATGGTATTGTTTTGCCTGGAGCAAGTTTAGTAATACGTATACGACTTGCGGGTGCTTTACACTGCGTTACTATTTCTTCAAAGTAACTGCCAGTATAATCTGTGGTAGGTACACTGTACAAGTGTTCTTCTCGGCGTCTCAAACGCTCTTTAATACTTGTTGTATGTGGCAAAACTTCACTAGGTGTGGTTAAGTTAATTTGCTCAAAGTTGTCGTAAACATCTTTAACTAAATCCTCATGGTTCATACACAGGCCAGGATTAGCTGAACGTACATCTGTAAACTTTTCAGCAAGTGTATCTGTTTCAGCTCTTAGTCGTTCTAAATCAATGTCTAGATTGAGATCAGCTATAGTTGGTAAATTGTGTTTTTTCATTTTATAGTCCTAATTATAATAGTACTTATCAAAATAATTTTGACAAGTCTAATCGGGCAGTATTACCAGTTCTTCTACGCTTAGAGTAAATCTCATTTGTACTATTTGCAATAAAAAAACAATCGCTGGGTGTTAAATCTCTATCAGTACAAATGTCGAACTGTCTTGGTTTATATTCGTTATAAACTGTATCAATATCGTAGTTAGTAACGATAGCTAGACATATCTCTACACTAGTGTAGTTCCATGCTTCAACTTTTTTCATTAATTTAAGACTACGATGAGGTTTTTTACTAAAAACTAATCCACTACGCTGTCCAACCAATCCCCAACCTTTACTAAAACTAAACCATATTTGCTCTGTATTTTTAGGAACAGCTAATTGTCTTTTGGCTGTTGAGCCAACATAGGCACAGTCTAGTATAACAGGATTTTCAACGTTGTCAAGTGATATTATGTTGCCAGTAGCACATGCTGGATTACTTACATAAAGTAATTTATCTGGTTGGATCTCTTCAACGCACTCGCCTTTGCCGCCTATTAGTCTAGCATATTCATAGTCGCCTTTAAGGTATTGCCAGGGTCTTGTTTCTGTTGCTATCCATTGATTAAGAGCATCTGTTACTCCGTTTACAAAATAACAGTACCTAAACTCTTTTAGGTCTATAATATCAGCTACCCAATTCCTATAACTAGCTTCTAATAGATCCAAACGCTGTCTTGCTTCGCCACTGCCACGTTTATAATTAATAGGTGTGACTGTTTTAATCAGCTCTTGTACGCTGGTTATTTGGGGCGACTGTACCCAAGGATTATTAAATATATCTTCCATTATGTTTGTTTCATATTCTGTGTTATAAAATTAATAGTGTTTTCATTTAAATCAACATTGAATACTATCATATATGTTGGATCAAAACTTGCGTTAAAAAGGTAATGCATTTTTGCTGTATCTACAAAATATAAAGATCCCATATTCCATTGTTGTATTTTATCCTCTATTACAAAAGTAAAATTTGGTGGATCCATATTGGCTAATGGAATAATTATTCTAAAACTATCAATATCCATGCCATAAAAATCTCTATGTGGAGGAAAGTATCCGCCAGGATTTAGTTTTAAGATATGACTTCTAAAAATATCTTTTTCAATTGGAGCAATACAGTTTTTCAAATCTTCATATTCGTATACTGGAGTAAATTTAGTAAAGTCTCTTTCATTGTAATTGGTATTGTTTTCTTTATTGTATTCATACAAACTATCTAAATCTGGTCTGCCACTTAACCCTCCATCCAGGCTAGTAATACTTAACCCATAACGATTTATATCTTTGCGAGGATTATACTTTATATATTCAAAGTTTTCTTCAGTCCATGACAAAAACTTACGTGAATTTTTTAGTGTATGCTTTGTTTCATACATACTTCCATAAACTGTTAGATAATTGTATAGCATTATATTATTTTTCTCTTGGGTATTTTACTATCAGCACTGCTAACACAATTGTCACTAATA